TAACGCCCTGGCTGTTTAAAAGATTAGCCTGCGGCAAGGACAGATTAACCTCGGTACCGTCCTTCAGACAAAGGCCAGTGGCCTGCAGACTCTGGTTGGATGGAGACTGATATGGCACATCATCGTTTGCAGCATCTGTTACTCCGATAATACCCATAACATGCGTAGACATGTGGAATACCATATCACCCATACGAACACATGGCCAGCATACACCCTGATTGGTGCCGGTGTAGTTATTGTTGTTCTTCCATGCGTTAACATCAGCATACTTGGTTACCTGTGCGGTATCAATATCAGTGAGACAGATACAACGGAAAAGCTCGCTGATATTCAGACACTTGGCCTTCATAACAGCTGCTACAGTCGGATCTTCACTCCAGCCCGGAGCTGCCACAATACCAGGTACCATGGAGAACAGAGTATAAATCTGGTCAATAAGCTCCAAACCTGTGGAATTACCGCTACTGTCCACACCACCGATAACATTATTGGCAGTCACTGCTGTAGGGTCTACCTTGTCATAGGTCACAACGATGCTGGTATTCTCAGCAAGGGCTCCGTCAGGAAGTACGGTAATAATCAGCTTGCCATCATCATCATAAGCAGCAGTATAATCAGTATTCAACACCGCATCAGCAGAAGCCTCAGAGGATGCCTTAACCTTTAAGGTGCTGAGGATAACCGGCTCGTTAAGAGTTACCGTCTTATCAGCAGCTAAATCCTTTTCTGCACCGCTTACACCAGCCTTATGGATGGCAGGGTTCAGAACATTAACAAAGATGACAGGCTTAACAGCATACAGCTTGAATTCACTGTACATAGCTTCACAAAGCGTATAAACATCCCAATCGGCACTATAGCCCAAAGCGGCCACTGCCTCCGCCCAGGAGTAGCAGATAACCGGCTTGTTGACATAAGCCGCCGGATTGTCGGTCAGATGTACCGGAGCTGTGCCAAATACCACCGGAAGGCCTGCTGTAGTCTGTACCGGTGCAATAATCGAAGTAGGGACCTCACTGGCCTTCACACCATGAAAAAAACCCATTATTTATTCTCTCCTTTCATTTTCTCAACAGCCCTCTGATAGAAGCTGTTGAGTGCGGTTCCTTTTTTGCCTACTGCCTGCCTTGCCTCGTTCAGCTTATCAGGCGTAACAAAAAGCTGCTTAAATACATCATCATTTGCAAATTCTGCCGGAATGCCATCCGCAAAGATAGCATAGGTGGACAGAATGGAATTTCTTGCCCCCGGCCCTACATAAATCACAGGTGTTTTATCCTTGATTTCAGCGGACTGAGGCACAGCTTTCTTATTTTTTGCTTTTGCCACATCAGCACCCCCATTCTCCAGCCAGTGACTTGGCATTACTATTATTTTTCGGCTGTGGCAGATATACATCAAACTCGATATACCCCAGCCATAAAGGGAAGGGCTGCTCATCAGTAACAGTTGCTTTCATTCCGTTAGCAATCAGAAACCTGTTGGCAATAGGATTGCTGTCAAGGAGCTTCATCCGTATGAACTCCATCAGATGAAACAACGTATCCCCGGAATAGCTCTTGTCCTTATCTATCACCGATATGTAAATTACTATGCCAACGGTTGAATGCTCCGTATCGTCCGTTACATGATCCGGCCTTACCGCAATGGCGGGACACATTTGCCTTAGCTCAGCTGCCACATTTTGCTTGGGTAAAAAGCCAGGGTAAATATTGACAATTTTTTCATCATATTCCCTGCATGCCTCTTTCAAAAAGTCTGCAATTCCCCTGGCACAATCCAAAGGAGTCATCCATTTAACCTCCTTGTTATTTCATGTATAAGCCTTCGCTCAAACATATCCGCCCCAGCCTCTTCCATTTTGGACATAACATCAGGATTACCAAACAGCTGAGGCACAGCTGGGCCGTACAAATCATGGAAGGGCAGGCGACTGGCTGAGTCTCTGGCCACAAACCTGTTATTTAGCATAAATGAGCGGGGGATAAGTGTTTTCTTGCCTTTTTTGATAGCAACAAATATCCCTTTGCCCCTGGCGTTGACACTAAAGGACCGTACCGGCTCACTGCCGCCCCGTACATTGATTACTGCACCACCAGTTATCCTGCTGATTTGCGCCTTGCCTTTCAGGGTTCCGGCTTTGACAGCGTAGACATTTCTGATTTCCTTGGTGCCTACCTTGCGGGCATGGGTGGCAGCTCTGCTGGCCGCCGAAGAAATAGCAGGATTTATGTTGCGGCTACTTAATGAGCTTAATACCCGTATTAGAGCTTCGTCGCCCGTCAATTCAACTGAAACAGCCATAATATCACCGCCTAACCATGATTAATATTAAGGGTTATCTTGAGCATGCCCATCTGATTTACGCAGGAATCAACAACACATGTTTCACCATCAAGGGTCATTATTTCATCCGTTACCGGAAGCTCCTGCATATCTTCCCTTGGGACATATATAATGACCTGCTGTGTGTGTACAGCCTCAAAGCCCCTATACTGCAAGCCCTTTAAAAGATTATCCTGCTCTGTGGGAGACTGAACAACACAACGAACATTGACGCCATTCAATTCGTGCTCGGATCCGAATTCGTCAAGGTTAAGAAATACACTGGCAAAATCCTTCCTTAGCTGCTCATGAAACGCACTCATATTATCACGCTTTCCCTTTGCGCTTTCTCTTGCTCACCGTTGCTTCCGGCTCCAATGCCGGCAGCTCTGCCACCGTCTCCGCTTTCTCTTCATCGATGTCACCCTGTTCTGCTTCTACCATTTCCGGCTCCACACCTTCATCAAGAACAGTTATATCAGCAGGGGCCGGCATATCGCCAGCCCCCTTGACTGCTATACCCTGCTTTAATAGGCGCATTGCCTGTTCATCGGGAATATCCACGGTCTCACCTGTGCTGAACAGTTCACCCTTGTAGCTTACATATCCCTTAATTACTTTGATAATCATAACAGCCGCCCCCATTCTTAGGACTTGGCCTTGATGTAGGCCCAATCGTCAGTGAATTCTGGAGCCAGCAGGAAACGGCTATACACCGTGAGGCTCATTATATTGCCGGTCTTGCTTGCGGCATACCTAGGAACGTACAGGCCAGAATAAGTCTCAAAGCCATCCTCCTCGTCATTGACGAGATTAACAGCACCATGGAGCTGACGGCCTCGGCCCGGTATACCAATAATAACATCATTGGCCCCCAGGAACGGCTTAACAGAGCCATCATCAGCGGTGTAGGTCTCCATGTAGCTGTATACCTCAAGGTTAAGGCTCTGAATGATGCCAATACGCATAACCTGAGGCGATACAATGCGCGGCTGAATGCTCATAATCGACAGGTTGCTGTTGTTTGGTACAGCCAGCCACTTCATGATCTCATTGTTATTCATCATGTAGCTTGCGATATTCTTACCTACCATCATGACAGTAGGTACTACGCCCGCACTTTCCTGAATCATCTCAGAAGCGGCCTTAATATCACTGTAGATAGTTGCTCCGGCCTGGTCCCATTCGGTGATTGGAGTGATGGTCTGGTTCCAGTCAAAGGAAATTGTAGCCTGCTTTTCAGTCACACCATCATCAGCATAGCCCTTGATAGTGTAGGAACCGGTGGTAAGTATTTCGGAAGCCATCTGATTTTTACGGTTCAAAATCATGGCCTGAAGCTCCCGCAGGTCAGTGGCCTGAATTTCCGCAGCCCGCTGGGCGGCAGTCTTGGTGCTGTAGATGGTTTCGCCAAAGCCACGCTGCTCAATATCTGCAGCGGTTATTGTGCGACGAGGTGCAACCATCGGAGGCTCATAGATATCCACATTGGAGCCCTCGCGGGATACGTTGATACCCTTTACCTCGCCATCAATAACGAATGGAGCCAGGCGACGGCCGCCCTTTCTGTACTCTACAGCAATCTTGGATGTTACGGCAGGGGTTGGAACGATAGGGAAGAAGGTATCCACCAGTGTGGTGGCAGGTGCCTTGATGCGTTCCATTGCCTGCATAAGAGAAATAGTATCTTTCATGTCAATAGCCATTATTTTTATCCTCCTTTTTCTTACTTCAAGCTGGACAGAATGATATTCACATCGCGAAGCTCTGCCTCATGCCCACTAACAGTATCATCAGTAACTGCAACCAGCTTCTCGCGGTTGAAATAGCCGGAAGTATATACCGTCGCTACCTTATCAGCTGTAGAAGCATCTACAGCCTCCTTGGCCACATATACGGCTACTCCTGCCGGCGTATCGTCCCCGGCTGCCGGGGTAGGGATAACCTTGCCGCTGTCACTATCAATACTTAACAGCTGGCCACGTACCACGGTGGAACCAGACTTAATCGTCACATTTTTAGTCATTACAGGGATTTCAGGACCTGCAAACAGTTCATCATAAGCTACACCTGTAACCTTTTCTAAACTAGCCATTGTTTTAATCCTCCTTCTTATTTGCCGTTGGCAATATTCACAATTTCATCAATAGCCGCCTGCTTTTCGTCGGCAGTCGGTACACTGGCTGTTACACCAGCCGCCCCGGATTCCATATTGTCCTGGATGATATTGGACATGGCCTGAACCGCAGCATCGTTTACTGCCTCATTCTCACGGGCCTTCTTTACTGCGTCCACATACCCCTTGATATCATCAGCAGCCTGGCCGGTATCCTTGGCAACATTGATAATGGCGTCAGTGACACTATCGCCGGTAAGCATAGCCTCCAGATTGATAATTCTCTCTCTTTCAGCTTTTACTGCATTTTCAATTGCAGTATTGTCCTGTTCGGGCTCGATCTTCTCCCCGATGCCCAGCTTGTCAGCAATTTTCTGAATCAAGCCTAATGTTTCTTTGTTTTCCATGGTGTTTTTTTCCTCCTTCTTTGGCTTCTGGAAGCTCTCAAATATAGCACGGGCCTTCTCCCCGTGCTTAAACTTGCTCAAATCGCAGGCTATGGAATTCATGATAAGCATATTGCCGTTTATGCGGTTTTCAACATGCTCATTGGTCACAGAGTCAGCAAAGCCATACCTTACAGCCTCATCTGCTGTAAGCCAGGTTTCTGCATCCATCATGTCCTTCAGCTCGTTCTCCGTCACCTTGCCCTGGGTACGGCTCAGATATACGCTGATAATCGTATCCCGGACAATGTCGAGATTGTCCGCCGTCTTTCTCATTTCATCAGCATTTCCCACGGCCCAGGTCAAAGGATTATGAATCATAAACAGGGCATTTTCCGGCATTATGACGGTATCTCCTGCACATGTGATGATTGTTGCTGCGCTGGCAGCCAGCCCGTCAACCTGAGCTGTTACACGCCCCTTATAATCCTTAAGCTGGTTATAAATAGCCTGCGCTGCAAACACATCACCGCCGGGACTGTTGATTCTGAGCTTCAAATCACAGCCGTTTAAGGCTGCCAAATCCTCAGCAAATGCCTTGGCGGTCACATCATCGTCAAACCATTTCTCATGAGTGATTTCTCCATATAGGAACATTTCGGCGGGTTCGTTCTCCTCCGCCTTGTTCGTCACCTTCCAAAACCTCGGAGTCATCATCGTTGTCACTTTCTTTCCCATTTTCTTCACCCCCTTCCGTGGTAAATGCTGTATTGGATGTTGGAAGCCCTAAACTTTCCCTTAATTCATTCTCGTAAGCAAGCTGGTGAAGGTTATCCTCATAATCACTACCTGTCATTTCTGCAGCTTCACGTTCACCAGTGCTCAGCCCGCTCTGTACACGCAGCATAGATCCCTTCATATCCTTAACAGGATCAAGGATACTCATGGTCGGGCCATACCACTCAGCACAGCTCCATGCTTTTCTTATGCGCGGATCATCAAAAAAGCCAGGGCAATCAATCCGCCCATTGGCTACAGCTTCAGCGAGCCATATTTCATATACAGGCTGGCAGAAATCACGGGCGAACCATACGCGGCGCTGCTTATATTCATCCCACGCCTGCAGCAACGCTGCTCTGGATGCGCTGTAAGAGCTGGTAAAGTTCTTCATCAGTACTTCATAAGGTTGTCCTAAAGCCGCCCCAATCTGCTTTATAAGCTCCTGAATGAATATCCCAAAGGTGCTCTGAGCATTGCTGGCATCCATTGCCTTTACATCCACGCCCATAGGCAGGGCATTTAGTGTGCCAGGGCCTAAAGCATATTCGCCGACATCTACCACCGGAGCATTAGGATCCATCTCTATTCCCTGCCCCAATATGGTGTTAAGGTCACCACCAGAGGCTCCGCTGCTGGTAAAGAATAGCGAGAAGAAGGATTTAACGATGGCACTGGCCAGCTCTGCAGTGGTATAGCGGCTGGTCTGCTTCAAGGTCTCTAGCACAGGTGCCAAGTATGGAACGCCC